TTCTACTCATTTCACCTTCTTGGATAGAAACAATGTCATTTTCTTCTTTCATCTGGCTCCCTTTCTTGGCTACGATTTCTTGGGCTCTAACCATCCCGTGGTTTATTTTAAGCGCTTTTCTGGATGCGGGTGAAGTCTTCAGTGAGGACCTGTACCCTTTCTCTAGGCTTCCGTGTTTCAGTGTGTTTTTTGCAAGCGAACTAGCAGACTTCATTGTGTTCATGACACCTGTTGGTGTTCCATGCCACAATGCTCTCTTGAATAGATAGCGTGATGCTAGTTTTCCAGAGATTTCGTCTAGATTTTCAACCTGTTCGTTTGCTGCTTTTTTGTTGATGTGTTGGTCCATTCCTTCAGTGTCTCTGATATTTGCATATGTCTTGCCAGGCTTTGCTCCCCTAAGCTTTGCACCAGCAACTTGGAGACCAACGGAACGAGTTGCGACTTTTCTAGAGGCAATCTCAATGTGCGGCGGAATTCGACCTTTTAGACCACCACCTGCGGTGAATCTATCTACTTGGCGATAGTTCTTTTCCAATGATGGGATTGCTCCCTTCATGTATCTGATAATCAAATCCCTTGAGACTTCGGACAATTGTTTTTTGTTTTTATTATTATCGCTCATACACCCTTCTTTCTTAGAAGCCCCATGACTTTCTTTAAGCCCGGGGCCCTTTTGTCTGCGCCACTTCTAAATGCTTTCTCTGCTTTTACTGCATAGTTGATTAATGTCCCACGTCCTAGTTCATCTAGCTTCATGACTTCCTCTGTCTTCATGACACCGCGTTTTTCTAGTTTCGTGATTGCTCTTTCTGCGCCTTTTGTTCTTCTGTTAACCCTTTTCAACAAAACTCCAGAAACAGTCCTTGTGTAGGCAGATGGTTTTGTATTTTGCATAACAGCATTTCTAATATCAGTAGCTTTTGCTTTGTCTCTGAGAGACGCACCCAGATACTTGATCAATTTGCCATTGCTCAATTCTTGAATCTGAAAAGACTCATTTGTTTCACCGCTTCTTCTTTTTGTCATTCTTTCCAGTTCCTTTATTTCACTAGAAGATAGTCTTGCTCCGACTTTGACCTTCGGATGGTTTGTTTCGATAACCTTTACTGCGCCAGCCCCAGTCCTATTTCCAGCAACCTTGAATGCTGTCTTGTGTGCTTGGTCACGTGATCCAGAAAACATGACACGGCCTGCACTTGTAACCACGTGATGCTGAGTTGGAACATCAGGTTCGATATGCGTGATAGGCGGCATATCTCTCTCCGCCCTTGCATGTTCCTTCTTCCTAATGTCCTTAAACTTAGGTTTGTTCAATTCCTCTGGTGGCACCGTGGTTGGTTTGTTTGCATAATGTTTGACCTGCATCTTGATTGTTGGTGTTTTGCCAACTAACAATGCATGAGTTAGACGTTCCTTTTCAGCATCTAATAGAACATCTCTAACTTTGTCCATACCACCAGTTTTATTAGGTCCTGCATATTTATCGTGTATCTTTCTTATCGCATAGTTTGTGGCTTTTGTTACTTTTCTGTGCGCTCTGATTGTCTCTTTTTCGAAATGGGTTGCATGGCCGCGAGTCTTTGCTCTCTCGACAGCTTGTTGTGCATTCTTTTCCAGGTAATTATATTGTTGGGATGGGAAACGGATAGATTTCTTCCTGCTATCAACGAAGATAGCACCGCGGCGGACCAGATATCTTGCAGCCAATTTGGCTGAGATTTCGTGCAATGGCTTTCTAGTTGTTGTTGTTGTATTTTCAGCTAGTTTGTCTCGTTCGGCTGCAAATAGTTTACTCTTAACATCATTCATTGATTTGGCTCCCTTGCTGACTCTTTTTAGGGCTCTTTCTGTCCCCTTTGTTACATTATTGAATTTTCTGATGTGGGCTTTCTCATAATCAGTTAGAGACCTTCTGTCCTTTTGAGCTAGAAACTGATTTGCCTTTTTCTTCTCATATTCATATCCTTTTGATGGAATGATCATTCTGCCTGTATTTGGCTCTAGCTTCATGACGCCACGACGAACTAGATATCTGGCTGCTAGTTTAGCAGAGATTTCATGAAGATTTTCCTCTCCTAATTGCTTTTTCAGGAATCTATCCATATGTTTCTGGTCAAAATGGTCTGCGACTCTCTTTGATGGTTTTGTGCCACCCAATCTAGACTCGGCTGCCGTTACACCCATTAATCTTCTACCAAGCTTGTGCTTGATCGATTTCAGTGTATCGTCAATGCCGGGATAATCTGGCGCCGCTTTCTTCATGAAACGAGTCAAGCCATGTTCTCGCTTTAAGCTTAGACCGGACTTGTATGCTTTGTTGTAATAACGCAACAAAGTCTGGTAGTTTACCTCTTTTATTATTTTTCTATTTGCCATTTTCTTTATGTCTTTTATGTCTTTTTCTTGTAGGCTGCTTGTTTTACTGAATCTGTCATCCTGTGGGCTGAACTAATAATAGCTTCTGTCTTATCTGGTATAGTTTGTTTTGATTTTAGGACTCTATCGACGCGAGCAATATGATCCGATCTTAGCTTGATTGCATTGCTAGCTGCATTTCTTCTTGGTACAAATCCATGTGGTCTTTCTATTGTCAGACCAGCCCTTACGACACCCGGATCATTGAACAGTTTCTTTCTATTTACGCCTGCAATATGTTTCAGGAAACCACCAGATTTCTTGACAATATAGGAGGCAGCACGAAACTTTGAGGTTTCATCTAGCTTCTTTTTATTCCTAACAGCATCATTCATGTCCTTACCGATGTTGTTTGCAAGCCCTAGCTGTTTTCTATCCTTCAGCTTAGTTGGAAAGACCTTACCTGTTGGCACACCGGATAGACGACTCTTTGCGATTGTTATGCCAACAATTCTGTTCTTTAACTTTCTAAATGTTTCCGAAGCTTCTTGTTCTGGAACAGAATATCCCGCCTCATGGCGGCGATTCAATTCGCCACCACGTTTGCCAAGTTTCTTCAGGCTCTTTGTGCCACTAAAGACATATCTGAATAGCTTTGCTTTGCTTGTTTCCTGTAGTGCATCAAAAGATTCATCCTTCATTGCTGCTTTCGCATAACGGTATCGCGACCCTACTTTGTTTATTGCTCTTTCAATACCAGCTTCCCTATTTTGAAGCTTTTTTGTTAGGTATTTGGGTTTGACGTTGTAGTTTGTCACATAATATTCTGGTTTAGAGACACCACCAGCTTTGACAAGTGCAGAACGGGCTGTGGCCATTGACTTTGCTTCCTTGCTTGCATGGAAAATATAGCTGTTCAAGACTTTTGTTGATATCTCATTTATTGCAGTCTCCTCACCAACAACTTTGTCTAAACCTCTTGCTGCAAGGCGAGTCAAACCCTTGCCGACACCCATTCTTCTATCTACGTGTGGTGTGTGCTTAACGACTCTAACAGGATCAAGATGTTTGATCTTTTTTCTTGCTTCCTTTGGAAGTGCGTGCCACAGTTTATCTTCCTGTGATTCTACACCATACTCTAGTGCAGCTTCAATTGCTGGATTTTCCTGTAGGTCCTTGGAAACAATGACATGGCTGCCGATCTTCTTCCAAGAGCCACCGATTGCTGCGGCTTTCCTTGTAGCTTCTCGGCGTGATTCATATTCGCCTTCTTGTTTGCCGTCTTTATCATAGACACAGTATTTCATTTTTCTCTCTCTATCTGTCCTTTATTATGTGTTTCTTTTTCTTTTTCATCATAATGACAGGTACCAATGCTGCACCCTTCTTTTTGATTTTCTTTACTGTCTTGTCTATTTTGTGTATTACGGGCTCGCTAGAACTTCCCGCATGAAACAAAGACTCAAAGACATTATCCAAATGGTTGAAAGAAGAATCAAACGCTTCATTTGTTTTTGATACTGATTTTCTGTTTCTGTTGTGTTCTATCCATTGATGTGCAATCGGCGAAGATGGAGGCTTTTCGGCAAACTTTCTCATTTCCTTGAAGATTCGTAGCAATTCGTCACCCTTCTGTTTTCTGATCTGTGCGTTTGCATTTCGTAGGTCAGCGGAGTTGTCAAATTCAATGAAATCCTTATCTCCAAACAGAGACTTTATCTTGTCCTTGTTCTTCATTGTTTCTTGCCACTTTACTGCACGGACGTTTTCCGGTACCATTCTTCCACCTAATTGACCTCGTTCGATGTTTCTTTTCTTAGAGACTTCATTTGATGTTGTTACGAAAATAGCCTTGCACTCATAGCCTAGGCTCTCTAGGTCCTTCTTTAGTTCTTCGTATCGTTGGTAGTTATCACCAGTTCCATTTATGATCAAACCAAGTCTACCATTTATTGCATATTCTCTTTTCTTTTTTGTTAGGTTGATGGCCTTACTTCTGATTACATACCTCTTCTCAGCCTCATCCTCTGGCATTGACTTTGACAGTTTTTCCCTGTCCATGAAATATTCTAGTGCGATATCTGGATTCGACTCAATGAAACCGTGTCCCAACAAGACTTTACTCAGGACGAAATCTTTCCCGGAACCTGTACCACCAATCAAGAAAACACACTTGAACAGTGGTTTATCATGAACACCTTCCTTGATCATAATCTTTTTGTTTATATCGTCAAAAGATTCCTTGACTGACAGATTTTTTCTGATCTTTTGCATCATTTCTTTTGCTTCTTGATCAGAGATAGTTTTTGAGATGCCGTGTCTAAACTTTTCAAAATCCATAGACATTGCGGCTGCTCTCATTTTGGTTCCCGACATTCCAGCCGCAGAAGCTTCATCGTCTGGATCGCGCTCGCCAGCAGAAACAACTTCTATTTTGTCGAAGTTGTATGTTTTGCCATTATATTGATTTAGTTTTTTCGTGAATTCAGGAACTCTGTCTGAACCAACAACAATGTAGACATTGTTGATTTTCTTGCCCAGGTGACCTTCCTTGTAGATATATTTCAAGACACCTAGCAACCCACTTGTTCCCTGAACCTCATGGGCTGGCATTACGGATTGACTCGGAAACATCTTGTGGATATAGTGAATTCTATCTTCCACAGAAAGAGGATTTTTGGTTTTATCTACTGAGCGACTTACGAAGATTGTCGAAAGAGCATGGCGATGTTCTGCAATCTCTCTGACTTTGCGGATTAGGAGTTCGTGACCAGTCGTGGGCGGATTGAAGCGCCCATATGTCAGAACTAAGGTGTCGGTAGCTTCGTTATTTTCAGTTAAATTGTTAACAACGAAGTCACCAAAGGTTTTGATGATCTTTGCCACTTCTTTTACACATCCTCTACAGATATGTTATTATTGTTGAAATTCTATCCTCTATTTAGGGGATTTTGAAATCAGGATCGAGCATAGCTTTGTATGTCTGTGGATGGTCAGTGCAGATACCCAAGATTCCGGTTGTTTTCAGGAGTTGAATTGTTCCCTGAATTCCATGAAATGACTCGGGAACCGCTATGATTGCGTCTGGAATTGCTAGTGCTGTCGGATAGGACCAGATGATGTTCTTGGAGGTCAGTGTGTACTGGTCGGTGTCATGCCAGAAATAGTGCCATGGAGTTGGCCTACAGAACTTGAAAGCTGGCATGTTCTTACAGTGAATCCAGAGTTTGGTTGCTCTCTCATCCAACCAACGGTAGTCTACCTTATATTGTGGCTTGTCATGACCTAGGTAAAAGAAGTTGTCGATGACCCAAAGATCGACTTCGCATTCATATGTTTTCAGTGCGTAGTCGATACAATCTGGTCTATTTTCAAACTCCGGTGTGTGAGCACCGGAGGTATTACCACGATGGCTGATTAGTTTTGGTTCTCTGTACATATTATTTGTGCACCTTAAACCAAATCCAGTTAGGATGTTCATCATGGACTGTCGGGCGTAGACAATATTGCATGTCATAAAAACCAGCTTTGTCTAAATCCTGCCATAGATGATCTACATTTTCTACTCTTACATCACCATCGATGTGTGGTTGATCGTCATTGAAATAGTCAACTGATCGTGGGTGCCCGGGACCGAATCCCATCTGGGCTGTAAACCAACCGCCCGGTTTCAGGACTCTAAATGCTTCTTCAAATATGGTCTGGCGAGCCTTGTGGCTTTGAATGTGTTGAAGTGCAATGACTGAGAAAACAACATCATACAATCCATCAATTGCTGTTACGGGACCTTCAGAACCGTCCTGATAGACAGCAGTACCAGAAAAATGGCAACCATCATTGTAGAACAACATTGGTTTTTTCTGTCTACTCAAGAGATAATCGTCACCTCTGACTTGAATATTAGTCCATGCATTGACTATGTTTGTCTTTGAAATATCAACGCCGTCAATCACATCAAAGCCCCATTTCTCAGTCATGAACTTAATGATGTTTCTTCCAGGTCCACAACCATATTCTAGTGCTATTTTATCCTTTGTTTCAATTCCTTCAAATAGGATTGTTTCGTAATCAGGCCAGTTGTTGTGTGCATCATACCAGCCAACAACGTGATTAACAGCATCACCATGAGGCTGCCATTTCTTTGCAATTCCATCCCAAAAATCATGATTAGTTCTTAGATATTCCAATTCCCGCCTCCATTTAGATATTTTTCAGTAAACCAAGGATACCAGTCTATTTCATTTATTAGCCTATCATGAGTCCAATTTATCAACGGACCAATTCCATTTATACCATTTCCAGGCAAACCCCACTTATTTTTGAAATGACCTTGACTATGGATCAAGACTTTATTCACCTTGAACTTTGCTTCCATTTCTTCGTGCTGATTTACATATGATGCATCTATGCACTTGGATTGAATATGCGTTGGTATATGTTTACTCAAACCAATTGAATTATGATTCCATCCCCAATCATGAGATTCTTCTATTGATATCAAATCGAGACAATTGCCAATTTTATGATATCTCCAGACTCTATACATAAAGTCGGCGTCTCCACAATAACAGCCCAGATATCGTTCATCGAACCATCCAACTCTCCGTAGAATCCTCTTTTTCATGTAGAAAAATTGGTCGCCCGCCGGCGCCCAGATAAAATCCAAATCTTTTGATGCATCATTGACTAATTTTGGCACATCACTATCGCATTGGGTATCATCCTGCACGAATACAGAATCCTCTGCACCATTCATGAAGGCTTTAATAAAGATTGAATTCCAAGAACGAGCACACCAAGAATTTGATTCTTCATATGAGAGAGAATTGAAATGTGCTGACTTTACTAGATCAAATGTCTCATTATCTTCATATTGAAGCTTTGGGTAGTTGCTAAACACATGAACATCATATCCTGCGCGACCCCATGTCTTGATTTGTCTAGACAGTGCTGCTGGTCGGTTGAACGTCAAAATCCAACATTGTGGCATAATAAATTTCCTTTATTTTAATACGATCCAAAACCTTCTCAAACCTTCCTTGAATTGTCCCTTTGAATATAGATTTCTGTCTGCATGGTCAGGCTTTCCAATTGTTGTCATTGGATCATGTTTCCAATCATATGTATGAACTTGACCTACATTAAGCTTGTTTTCATCTAAACGAGCCCATGCCATATCAAGATCAAATAAACAATGTTCTATTCTGGATGCACTTGTTCTTGTACCGATCCCCGATAAGGATTGATCCCAAATTATCGGGTCTTCTAAGACCTTTATTTCGAACTCACAATCCTCGCTGTCTATCACCTCAGCTTCTAGTAATAGCAAGGAATCATCGTGCATTAAGTGTTTCTTTACTCTATATAAATCATGTTGCCAGTTATTTAGGTGGTACAGAACACCCCAGTGGAGGACAATATCAAACTTTCTATCAAAGCACCAATCACTATCTTGATCTAAAAACACAACATCGTCAAAGCGTTCTGTAAGAGCTTCAAGTGTTTTTTCTCTACAATCCGCTACTGTCACCTTTGCTCCTAGCTTCTGCAATTCTTCGCTAACGAACGCCATCCCACAGCCTAGTTCTATAATAGTCTTGTTCTGAAAATAGTCCGTGCCAAACAAGCCAACAATGAAGTTAACTCTTTTTTGGCACCATTCTCTGTAATGAGATTCTGATGTATCGTTTGCGAAGAAATTATTCATGTTTATAATTCTGTAGGAAATAATTAAGGTCCTCTGGCGTGCCTAGTCCCCACATTCCAGACACGTCTTTCACTCTGATTTTCTTACCTTCTTGTATTGCATAATTAAAGACAGGGCAAACATAGTATTCACCATTTGTCTTATCTTCGGCTTCTATCATCCTTAGTGCATTTCTGACATAATCGGAACCCTTCTTCCAATAATAAATTCCGACAGTCGCATGATTCGAGATAACCTTTTTTTCGGCTACCTCTGCTACGAATCCATCAGCATCAAGTCTAGCATATGACCATTTTGGATGTGAGGCTTCGAAAGTGAGTATTCCTGCATCAATACCATCAGCGGAAAAGGCATACAAGCATTGATTAGAATCCCAATCAACGAACTGATCAGAATTGGCGATGACGAGAGGAGCATCGTTGTCAATATAGTTACGAGCAAGCAAAGTTGTACAAGCAGCACCGGCGGTAAGTCCGTCCACCTGCACAATGTCACAACCGGGAGCCAAAAGATTGAGCAGATATTGGAGATTGTATTTTTCATAATGTGCTTTCTGCACGATAAAGATATAGTGTGCTTCGATGTTTAAATTCTCTAGGACAACCTGAATCATTGGTTTGCCATTCACTTCGATCAATGGCTTTGGAAATGTGTAACCGGCCTTTTCAAATCTAGACCCAGCACCTGCCATTGGAATCAAGATATTCATATTCTTACTTCTCCACGGAATTGGTTTTCTCTTTACATGCTCTAGGATATCGATTGCATCTTGAATTTTTCCCCAATCAAGATCAGCCACATTTTCTACTGCTACTAAATGTGCGCCCGAATCCAATGCACCTTGTCTACCGATATGACTGTCTTCTATTATGACAGTGTTCTTTGGAAGTGCTTTACATTTAGTCATACACTGCCAATACATTTCTGGAAATGGTTTGCTGTGTTTAACGTCTTCATTTGAAACAAATGCATCAATGTACTGCATTAATCCCAATTTGCAGAGGGCTACTGTTACTGTGCTTCTGACTGAATTAGATGCAACGCCAAGTTTGTAACCACGTTTCTTTAGGATGCTAAAGATATTTGTTAAAAAAGAATTTGGTGGTATCTTTTGGAATTCTTCAACAGTATAAATTTGTTTCATGCCAGCCACCTTTTCATGAAGGTTGGTTGGCAAGCCCTTTTCACTAGAAAGCATCTCCAATTTCTTTCTGGTTGGCAAACCATCATATTTCGAGAGATGTTCTTCTTTTGTTATTTCTTGTTGTCCATGAAATTTCAGTGCTTTGTTCAATGCAATATAATGAAGTTCTCTGCTGTCTAGAAGAACACCATCTAGATCAAAGATTATTAGCTTAGTAGGTTCAGTCATGGCAATCTCTGTGAATCTTGTTATGTCGTACAATCGAATATGGATTACATCTAATCTTATACTTATCTCGCACTCGTAATGACCATTCTACATCTTCTGGTTGTCCAGGTCTCATTGCGGCATTGAAAGGTTCTTCTAGCAAGACTTTTCTCTTTGCCAGGAAATAACCACCAGAGATATATTGGTTTCGAGTGTGATTCCAATTCCAATAATCTAATGACGTATACCTTGGATAGATTGACGAATCCCATGTAACCCAATCAGTGAAATGTCTCTTACCATTCATCAGGTATTGTGGATTGCTACAAATATCCCAATCATCACCAAATTCTTCGTATCCAGTCCACCAATAATCATCCAGCAGAAAATAATCATGCATGAAGACAATGTTATTGTACTTAGCTAGCCATGCTGCGGTATTCTTCTTTGTTGTTATCCATTCATCTTCTGCCGGAATGATTTCAAGATACATCTTATTAAAGGAAAATTCTAGAATTTCTTCGTCTTCGCAAACTTGTCTCGGACCACCAACCACCAAGACCTGAAAGTTTCTTAGACCAGCAACATGTTCTATATTGTTGACTATCTCAAAGAGTCTTTCCTTGTGCAACCAATCTGTTATGATCGCAAATGTGAAATTCATTTCTTGAAACATGCTTCGATATCGTCTACTGTGTTGCCAATCTGACGGTGTTCCTTCACATAGTTTTGATTTATGTCTAGGGTATTGGTTACATCGTCCTTACCTATAAAGTCAAGAATAAAGTTCTTTAACTCTTGTGGTTTGGTGTATGTAAATCCATATTGTTGTAATTCAACCGCACCTGCAATGTGTCTTGAAACCCATGGTGTTTTATTTGCCATTGCTTCTAACAAGACAAGACCGAATCCTTCTACAGTAGAATTCATGATATACAAATCTGCATCTGCTAGTGCATTCAGAACATCCTGTCTATCATCACAAATAAAAGAACGAACGTTCTTTCGCTCAGAGGGCACAAATTCTGGATTCTGATAGCCTGTCAAGACCAATGTAACATCATCTCTCTTGCATTCCTCAAATATCTGCGCTAGTTCATCCATTCCCTTGTGTGGCCAGAATCCACCAGATGAAAGGAACATATATGGTGTCTCGATTTTCATGGTCTTCTTGAAAACACCGGCTGTTCCAAGAACATCCTCGAATTTGTCTGGAATCGAGTGCCTGACTGAAATTATCTTGTTTTGTTGGCCATGTTTTGTTACGTGATTGAAATCTGCTTGAGTAGAACAACCAACGAATGTAGCATCACGAAGACCTGTCATGGCAGCTTCAGACTCGGATGGTAGAATAACCATATAGAGCGATGGACATTTTATTTTGTGTAGATTCATAAGAACGTAGTTCTGAACTGATACGTCAGCCCCATGAATGACAATCAGGTCAAATGGATTGATACCATCGAAGATAGCAGCATCGGAGGTGACCTTGACACCATTTCTATCGCCCTGGTGCGCACCAGTGAAGACAGTAACATCGTAACCTCTTCTGGCACATTCTTCAGCCATTGCACAGACATAATATTCCGAACCACCGGCATATGGTGGATACCTATGAACCACGAAGCATAGTTTTTTTCTCATCTTTATCTTTCTTTGGTGAAGAACCAAGCACCATTTGCGGCACCCTGAATGTTTGGAATATAATCCAATGTCTTCACAAAATCTCTGATTGCATTGTTAACTGATGGCAAACCAAGATCATGACCTGTTATTAAGCCACCTTTTTTGACCTTTGGATAATAATTCAATAGATCGTTTTTGACAAACTCATAGTCATGATTTCCATCTACAAATATGTAGTCAACGGAACCATCTTCAAATAGAACCATAGCTTGATCCGAAGTTACTCTGAACACAGAAACCCTTCCCGGATAATCAGAAAAATTGTCTAATGAAACTTCATATGAAGCCTCAACAATTTCTTCAGTACCAGTTCCATTGCAATCCGTATATGGCAACCAAGGATCGATTGCATATATCTTACTGATGTTTTCGCATTCATCCAACATATAGACAATGTTCTCACCAGCAGCAACACCAATTTCAATACCTGTTATAGAATCACCTAATTTCTTGTATTCTGGTGCAAGCCCCGGTGCTGAAATATACCTATCCTTCCATGTACCAGCTTGCTTCATTTCTCGGACTCTATCAATTCTCATTTTCCGTATTTCTCCATAACGTGTTTTTTCCATTCTGGTACTCTATCATACTGGTGCACCATGTAAAACGGTTCATCATGACCATTGCAGATAGAGCCAAGATCATTCAAATAAGACTCGGCTGCTGTAAAATTAATTAGCTTTGATTTATATTCACCTATTTTTGTCGGATCATTTGTCGTACCAGCCTGACATGCCCATGCAGTCCATGGCTCTGCGACATATGTAACTTCCTTATATGGGGATTTTGATAATAAGATATTGACAGCCGCTTGGTCTGGATTATGAATCCTAGCACCAACCGAAGCCATATAGACATTCAGGAATAAATCGATCATTGTGTCGAAGTCACCAGAAAGAGTTCCCGCATTCACGATCACATTTTCTTTGTGAGCCTCATATATAACATCACCGTATGCTTGGCGGATGTTTTCACGACCCCAGTTTTCATCTTTATATTTGATGGATTCTGAGGCTGCAATGATCTTAGAACCATTGTCCAACGTATAATTGATGAATTCCGAGGGATTGCGTTGAAATATCACGTCCTTTACGTCAGTATGCAGAAGATACCTACACTTTCCCTTCAATACATTTAACATAGCCCAGATATGAAAGAAACGTTCAACCACAATGGAGAATGGTTTGCCATCATTGTAGACCGCATTACCATCACCATCTAGCTTGAATGCTAGGACAGTGTAGTTTCTTTGTCTTAGTTCTTCAATCACGTCTGCTTTGATGTTGTAACAAAGCATGACTTTCTTACCTGAGAAACCACAAGAATCTAGGGAATTAACCCAAGGTTTGATGGCTGCGAAATCGTAGTTGGTGATACACCCTACAATCACATCATCTTTTTCTGTTAATAATTGTTCTTCACTCATCATCTAATTTCCTTTCTCACTATTATATATCAGTTACTTGTACGGGTCTGCATCTTCTTCGTCAGGTGTATTAGTTTTGCCATCAGGTCTAATGTATACCATTCTGTTGTTAAAATCATCCATGACTTTCACAACTTTGTTTGTAATCTTAGCCAACCTATGTGCTGCATTGTAGAAATTTTCCGAATCATCTGTCGTTAAATTATCTGTAGGTGTCAAATAAATTTCTAATGCTGGATGTTTGACACCATTTTCATCATAGTGGTTTATTGCATAGACTGGTATAAATCCATGACTCAGGCTCTCTTCAGTATCAGAATAATAGCTTAATCCATTTACAGTATACAATGCCTTTCTGCCCATGTTTGGTGAATAGTCTGGATTTTCCGTTGGATTAAAGATAATCAGCGGCTTTTTATCATTTGGTTCTATCTTCAAAGCAATGAAGTTTTCGTAATCTATATCGGTTAGATTTTCCTTGTCGTCCTCACCAACTTCATGTACACCAAAATCTTTTGGTAGTTGAACCGGCTCATATAACAAACCTAATGCTTTCAATGCGGCTTTCTTCTTGGCTAGAGCCTCAGCTTTCTCTTTTTGTTCTTTCTTTTGTTGAGCTAGCTCTTTCTTCATACGTTTTTCTTCTTCTTTTTTCTCCGCCTCCAATGCTGCGAAACGTTCTGGAATATGCTTCTTAATAAATTTCAATGGATCGTCTAGTTCCGCTTTAGAAATCAATTTTTTATTACCAACAATTTCCATCACATGAGTAAATTTAAGGCCCTGATAGACATCATTTGACCTAGCTAGTTCTTCAACTACCTCATCTCTAGATGGCATGTAGTTTAGATCATCATGTTGTCTTCTTAATTTTTTGATGGCGTCAGCAGCAATATCGCCCTTCATTCCACCAGGAATCTTGGCTTCTATTCTGACAACTTTCAATTGCATTCCACGATCCAAGATCACTTCGTTTTCACCTTCGTAACTAGAAATTCCAGCCGCAAAGATACCACGGTGTCCTTTTGGAACACGAATTGCTAGCAGGTGTTGGCCTGTGTTAAAGGTGTATGCTCTCGGGGCTGAAATTGATGTTGATAGATATTGTTGAACATCAATCACCTTACCCTTTGCAAACTTTTCAACTTCTTCCGGAGAAGCACCTCTATAGACAACAAGTTCCTGTGGAAGACGTAGTTTCTTGAATGCATCATCCATATCTCCAGCAAATTCAATTCGTTCTGAATTGAACTGGTCACCCCGACCTTCGCCGCTCACAATCCTAGCCATGCGCCTTAGTGCACCATTCAGAGGACCATATAAATCTTCCGTATATCGTCTTAGAGCAGTTTTCTCATTTGGTTTTAATTTCTCATATTGTTCGTGGGAGTCTGCAATTAGTTTTGGTAGATCAAACCTATTCAATGACGAATATTTCAATGCTTCACTAGGAACTTGTTTATACGATTGGGTTTCTGAGTCCCATTTTGAATGTGGCGTTGCCATAGAACCAACGCCAGTTTTAACCTTTGAAGTATAATTAAGATCGCTTGAAAACTTATGTTTCGGCGCTTCTTGATCATAGTTTGTTGCAAAGTCAATGTTTAGCTTCTTTAATTTGTGAGACTTAATAATCTTCTGCTTCTTTTCTAGGGGTTCAAGCCATGTTCTGTCTTCGTTTTCCTTATGAGTCGCAATATGGTTTCTTCCCCAATAACCGAAGCCGAGATATTCCAACCCCATGCTCTTACCCATGATGGTGGCTGGATTAGCTGCTTTCTCCAATAGAAGTTTATTGTCTGGAGGCAGTTCAACTCGTTCTGATCTTAGTGCGATTCTCTTTAGGATCGCAACTCTTTTATTATTTGTCATCGTTGCCTATATAATCGAAGATGTATCTATTTCTATCAGACTGATACATTGTCTTGCTTTCTTCTTTTCTGATCATTTTTAATTTAGCTCCGCGAGCCAATAAGATTTCGTTTTCGTGCTTTTGGTGCGAAATGACACCCATATAGATCGCCTTTGATCCTTTTGGAACTCGTATGATAATCAGAGATGGATCACCATTGAATTCCAACGATACTTCGGGAACCAATGATGTTGATGTGTATCCCTTCATAACTTTCACATCGCCAGGTTTCATATTAGACAAATTATCTCGTTTTGAAACAGACCTATAGACAACCAATTCTTGAGTTGTCTTGTGTTTGCTGAAAACGTCATCTATTGCTTTTATTATATCAGAAGAATCACTTTGATAATCGTCTAACTCTCGCCAATATTTTTTCATGGCTGCAAAGTAAGCATCATAGTTTGGAAAATCAGATATTTTTGGTATAACAGGTGGCTTCTTTTTTCCGGCTTTCTTTGGGTCGTATCTGCCACTCCAAAGGGCATCATTAATATATTCATAGCCTTCACCAGAATATTCTTTCAATGCTTCCTTTTCTTTCTTCGAAGCTTTTGCCATCCACGCATTTGTTTCTTTTTCTAGTTGTTCTAGATTAGCTCTTTTTACCACAGCAGCCGTTTTATATTTGATGTTGCTTTGGTTTTTTAGAGATTTAAGAGCTACTGCTTTAATCTTAGCCTTTATATTCTTAGCCTTGAAGTCAACATGTCCAGCATGTTCTAATGGTTTCTTAAGCTTGACGAGTTTACTTCTTAGTGGATTTGCTTCGTGAGTTGCTTTCCCTTTGTTACCATAGCGACCAAATCCTAGGTATTTAAGACCTAAGTCATTTGCAATCTCAGCAGCCTTACCGCCGCGTCCTGATTCTGTCAGGAATGGTAGATTTCCGTCTAGATAAAAGTCCTCATCCCAATTCTTGTTTGCAGCAAAATTAGCCTTTGAGAATTCCAATCTATCAACTAGTTTCAGTGCTTTTCCTTCATGGTCGATTGCAACAAAGCCTTCAGGTGAGGTAACCTTAAAACCATTTTCTGTTCTCAAGAAAGTCCCAAGCCCCTTAACCGTCTGAAGCTTCTTTATGATGAAATGCTTCGCAGCTAGGATATAGTTCAACATGTCAAAAATACTAACCAATCCATTAAAATTCGATCTGTAGAACTTGAACTTGGCTGTCTTTGCACCTTCTCTCTTAACAGTGGTCGGTGCTTGCTTTGAGATTAAAATATCTTTGTTTGCTCGATCCTCAACCCATTTTATCAGTGCTACAACATGATCATGTGAATTCGTGAATGGAATGCCAGATTTGATTCTACTGTTATTGAACGTCTTTATTTCTGTCTTGATTGTGCTGTTCTGTGCAATGTAATTTAACAACGCACCATCCATCTTCTGAAATAGTGTTCCTGCATTCGATAATAGGTTTGTGACATATGCGGTTTCAGCTTCGGTGAATGTAGCAGCACCGGATGCATCGATGAACCTAGCATCTCTATACCAAACATCAGGTGTAAGATTCAATTGATTTGTATTTGGCTTAAAAGATGCTGTCATATCAGACAATTTATCACCAGAATATTGAGTATGCCAGACAATACCGATCTGGGCTCGTTGCATTGAACGAGACAATTGAGAGTCTAATGGAACTGCATAGACAATTGTATTTGGTTGGAAGGTTAGATATTGTTCACCATCAATGACAGTTTCCTTCAGGTCCTCTCGCGTGAACATAACGTCGCCCTGCCAGACACCAGTTATTCCTAGTTGTGGTAGATATTGAAGTGCAACCTTTAATTTTCTGACAAGACCAGGCATTGAGCCATGATTTGCTACGATATCTTCTACGGTGTAATTTAATTTTGGATTCTTAATAAAGACACTCTTTGTACCAACAAAGAACTTTCCGTTGTCTGGATTGATGCCGGCAAAAATAGCTGGTGCCCCATCAAACTTGGTTGTTACGAAGATTGGATTTTGTGTATGACCAGCGAGCATATCACGGAGACTTCTCAAGAACAGAATAGAGTCTCGCGCACCCACGACACCTTTATTGAAGATTTGATCTTCCAGGTGTTCTAGGTGGAGGTTTTTGCCTTCAGAGGCTTCTGTTAGAAACGTCAGAAAATTCATGATATCTGGATTATGACCGCATTTTTTGGAACTGAATCTGTTACTACAAGTCTACCAGCAGAGTCACCTTTTGATGGAGACTTTCCGTAGATTTTTGGTGTGCCACTAGAATCAACTGCTTTTGGATCAAATGTTTGATCAATTCTTCTTGCTCTTAGTCTGAAATATAGATCATGAGTCCTTGCAAATTCGTCTGCTGGAATCAGGTTACCATTCAGCGTCAGAGTACCGGTCTTTGCATCGTATTTAGACTCAACATTCATAGGACCAATATACATAAAATCAATTGGTCCACCCATTTGCTTGTTACCAATTGCTAGGATCATCTTATCTTCTAGAGAGATTTTTCCATAGATATCCGGAACCTTAGAACCCGCTTTTAGCTTCAGGTTTTTTAGAAGATGGTCGTGTGCTTTGGTAAAAAAAGATCGAGCCAGCCCGGGAATGGCTAGCTCGATTCCTTTCAATCCACCACCAGCAAGACTAGGTGCAGACTCACCCTTGCATGATAGGTTTAATTGTTTCTTGTTTTGTAGGGAGATTACAACATCGGTGTATGGTTCTGAACCACCAGCCTGGCGACCGGTGTATTTGTTTGCGTTCACGACTCCAGTCACCTTGACCTTACCAGCGATCAATGTGATTGGCTTCTTATTGTTCTTGCGGTATGCGCCATCGACGGCTTTTGTTATGCCATTTTCTTGGCGCTCGAAATTCTCACCAGCCATGTTTTGCCAGACCTCCAGAGATGTTATTTTGTCTGGTATTTATGAGCGCAAGACATTCGAATTTCCAATAATCCAGTAACAGACTTTTCCCAACTCTACTGGCTTTATGACCTTCATCATAAAGTCAAAGGCTTTTGCTTCGTAGATATCGTCTAGTCTAACACCGTCTACAGCTATTTGTAATGGTTTGTGATATGGATAATTTCCCTTATGGTATATGAAATTAGCCTTTCCAAAATCCAATGCTTGAGATGCAACATCGCGTCTATCATAACCAAATGGCTGGATCAGGTGCACCCGGCCAGTTATCAGTAAATATGGGTTATATCTTGCAACACCGGCTAGGATACCAGCAGCAGAGACACCAGAACCTACGTTTATCACAAGTGCATCCAAGATAGGCGGTATATTCCTGACCTGGTTTGCATTCATTTCCAAAATTGCATCTGGATTCGTTGCAGCTTGGTACCCGAAGTTTATTGTGAAAAATCTGCGATTTTTGTTCAGGTCTGCAAGGCGAGCATAAAGGACATTGTTATATGCATTGTGTTCTGTCAGACAAACTAGCTCGGCTCCCAAGTCTGCACACATCCTCATTGCAGGATGTTTCAGCGGGTCCTTTGCGCCGTGTCCAATGATGCACTTCAGACCAAATTCCTTTGCAACTCTAGCTACGATGCAAGCTTGCGGTGAATGAACCGAGGCGGCGGTTGCAATTGTGGCACCATGGTCTGCCATGATTGAATCAAGGTTGGATTCGACAAGAAAGAGGCATTGACGTACTTTTCCGCCAGTGATCCCGAAGTCGCCGAAAGGGTCATATAGATCGTCTCGTTTGAGTAACATTCCATTGTGCACCTCTACTGGTGTTAGATCATAATATTTGAAATCCATCTATCGTGTAAATCCCATTGCTTGTCGTTTTGCGGTCCATTCCTTCCAGTGAATCTTTTCGTTAGTCATGAACTGAAGAAATCCCCATTCTTGGCATCGTTTGAAGCGCAGGAACAATGTCCATGTTGATTTTTCTCCCATCTCCAACCAGTGATATTGGGAAGATTTTGCAAACCGAACCGTTCCCGGACCGCGCCAGATTTTCTTGTCGCCAATTACATAACCTTCGCTGTCGATGATAGGAACATGCTCCCAATAGCCACCACATAGAATAATAGTCATATAGGGCCATGGATGATCATGGTACGTCGGCTCGTCTGAACCACGAATATTGTGAAGAAAAGCATTGAAGTTATGTTCTTTAACATTACCGTCTGGATCGTACTCACGACCGAGAAAAAGAATATAGTGTCGCCACATATATTCATCCGATGATATTACACGCTTCCTTCCATGACGCTCATAGAAGGAAGACAGTTTTTCACAAATCTTTCGCATCATGTGTTTAGATATCCAATTCGTTCGGTTGCTCATCCTTTTGTTTCACTAGTTCGGCTCTGATCTGCATCAATGCTTTTCCAAGCAAGTTCTGACCAGGCTTACCATCCTTGTCTGGTGCATTTCCCCAAACAGAATCAGCTAGTTCTGTTCCCTCAGTCCACTCAACGATTTCCTTGTCACCAGTCGATAGAAGGATTTCTGCTAGGTCCTTGTGTTGAGTGAATTTTGCTCTGACAGCAACTAGCATGACATTGTATTTCATGCTGTCCCAATCTGCATGAATAGAGGCTAGGCGCCTACCCATAAATGCAGCATCCTTTGGGGTTGTTGCATGGCGGATTTTCTCCGCATCCTCGAAGTTGTCTGATTTTCTAGCTTGATAATAATGCTCCGAGGTTGGCCAGCGCCTTCCATCTAAATCAATTGGCGCTCTGTAGAAGTTGGAAAAACAACCATATGGGACTTCCTTGGTTGTATAGAATGCGATCACATTTTCATCACGACGATTTTTCATAATGTCTCTTTCTCTCTAGAATCTCACCTTAAATTGAATTGCATAGATTCCCATGTGTCCACGGACAGCAGGGATTGTCAATGCATCAAAACCATACTTCTTTCCTTCATATGTCCAAACTGGCAAAACCATTGGTGTGACAGTGTACTTGTAACCAGTCACCAGCCCTCCATTAAGCCGAAATCTAAGTGTATCAGAAAATTGGTAATTTGTCAATTCTGTCATGACAAAAGTGGTCGGTTTCCAGTAGGAATTATCATAAGCACCAATTTGCCAGTTTCTCCCACTTGAACTTTGCCATTCATATCCAAGACCCCAATTTCGTTCATTGTGTTTCGTGGATGTGTTAACATGATGGCTCAGACCTGGAACAAGAAGCCAATCGGCTGCTGATTCTTTGGATGACGACAACAACAAAGCTAAAAAACAAATCAACAGCATCTTCTTCATGGTGAACCTCCTACTAATAAGTGAACTTGCTAGTCTTATTAGTTATCTTTTCCACTCTTTCTCTGTATTCTTCCCATGGAAGTTCTTCGCGCTCACCAGTCTGAGAGTAAACCATCGGAACACCGCCGGTATCTTTTTTGATATCGTCTTCGTCTGCATCAGAGAATTGCATCTTGTCTTTATCAAGACCAAGAACAAATCGTCTATCTTTGTTCACATCTCTATAACGATTCTTCAGTTGTTTGACCATGATCTGCTGCAAGCTTGCTAGCTCATCAGACGAAATCAAGACAACAAGCAAGTCAGCCGTCATTGGCAAACCAAATGACTCCGAAGTTGCATCCATGTCTGGATCGGAATCACCAAATCCTGTTCTGTTGACCTGAGTCGCGGACCATACTGGTACGTCATATTTGACGCCCAAACCGCGCACTTCTTCTGTAATGGATTTCACATATTGGTACATTCCAGTCGTTCCAGATTTGATTCTGGAAGACAACATGATATTCAAGTAATCAATAATGATAATGTCTGGCTTGAAGCTTTTCTTCAAGTGTAACTCATTCAAGACTGATTCGATGTGAAGAACAGACGCACCCGCAGTTGGGAATTCCTTGAAGATCAACTTTCCCGTCTTGATGTTTTCTTTCAGCTTACCAATTCTTCTATCATAGTCAGCTTGTGGCAAAACTAACAAATCATCAATATCTAGATTCAATAGGTTTGCATCGACTCGTTTTGCTAGTTCTTCTTCTCCCATCTCCAATGTTATGTACAGGACATTTTTGCATTGAGATAGATATGCTGCTGCTAGATGGCACAGAAAAATGGTCTTACCAATACCGGTTCCAGCCATGACAATGTTCAATGTCTTTGGGCTGACCCCACCATTTGTTATCGTGTTCATCATTGTCAAATCAAATGGAATCTTCCTGACTGGATTATGGTAATATGCATATCGCTTATCTGCATCTTCCAGATAATCGTGTCCAACATCAGGATCAAAACAAACCGCGAGGGCTTCAGACAACAATGATGGAATTGCACCTTTTGAGTGTAGCTTGCTTCTACCGTCCATGATTTCGATTGACTTTGAGATTGCATTGTACAATGCTTTTTCCTGACAGAATTTCTCTGTCGTATCAATCAACCATTCTTGTGATGTGTTTAGATCAACTGAATCCGAAGTCTTGAATTCATTTACAATATCAGTTGCTTCCTTGACCTCAGAATCCAACATATTGTTAGACTTACTGATATCAACCAACAAAACCTCCAATGATGGAGGTCCGTTGTACTTGCCATAAAATTCTGCAATATGCCCGAAAAGCTTTTCATCCGTTCCCTTAAAATATTCTTTCTTTAGGAACGGAAGCACCTTTCTGGCATATGGCTCATTCTTGACTAATGATTTGAGAATCGTCGTTTCCACTCTCATTTTGTTTTGCTTCCTCTCTCTGCGCCATATCAATTAATGTTGACATGATTATATCACCTAATAGGTTCTTAAAGCTAGCCTCTGATCCTAGAAAATCACGATCATATTTTTGATTTCCCCTTAAGATGTTGAAATCGAAGGAAACTTTGGGTGGCACATCTTCAATATGCAGTTGAATTCTGCCATATTGAATCAAGATTCCCTCGAATTCTCCATGTAAAAGAACAATCGGATTTGTGCTTCTTTCCGTTATTGTTGGGTCTGGAATTTCAACATAATCGAAATCAATCCCTTCCTTCGGAAGAGGTTTAAACTCACCTTCTAAAATCTCACTCATTTTCTCCGCTCTCCAATTCTGTTTGTTCATATTCAGGCAACAACGTGTTGTATGCTACTTTGAATTCCGTCTTGATGAATTCCTTGAATGTCGGGTCTTCTAGAATATCATTCCAGAACTTCGGACTGGATGTTTCTTCCTCAGTAAATTCTTCCGTTCTAAATTCACCAGTCTCGAAGTCAACCTTAACATATGTCTTTGGTCTCTGACCAACTTGTTTCACACATCCTGCTTTCAGTGCAAAATCCAGCAGTCCAGAATAACGATCCATACCACCGGTGTGTGTGATCTTGACAGGAATCGTCAATTTCTCTTTTGCATATCTCGACTTTTCAATCTTGATCATGAACGTATTACCAACAATCTCTTTTCCTTCCTTTTCCTGCTCGCGCCCAATAATCCAAATATTGTCGGAAGACAAATAGCTTTTCTCTCCACCACCAACGATTGTCTTAGGAAATAAACCGATTTCTTTGTATCCATGATTCACAACAACCATGTATAAGGATTTCAATGTCAAGTGTGGTGTTATGATTCTGAATAGGGAGTTAATTGCCTTCGCACGACTCATATCTGCAACCGACTTTGCTTCCTTTGCATCCTCTACTTCCTTCTTCGATGCTAGGTTACCAAGTGAGTCGATTGCGATGAAGACTTTATCACCTCTATCAATTGCTTCTAGCTGTGCTGAGATATCAAACTTCAACATTTCTACGTCCGTAACTGGACAGTGTAGAATCTTGGATGTATCAATATCAAATGCGCTGAAATACGAATCTGGTGTTCCAAATTCAGAATCATAGAAGATTGCAACACCATCTGGGTGTTTTGTTTGAAACGACTTCAACATCAGAAGCATGAATCCGCTCTTGAACATTCTGGATTTTCCGACGATTTGAAGAAGTCCCGGAACCATTCCTCGGTCTAGTTCACCAGAAAGAGCCGCGTTGATCAAAGGAACATCAGTTACGATATCTTCCTTACTGTCTGATAGGAGTTGTGATTCCGCTAGAACTGCCGTATGCTCTAGTGTAGAGTTCTTTTTGATTTTGTCCATTAAGGACGATTTATCTTTAGCCATTTATATTTCTCCGTGTGTGTATGTTGTATTTGATTTATCCACAAATTACCCATGTTATATGTCTAGTCTTGCTTGTTTTTCAACGCTCCATCCAACACAATTTGTTATGATTTCAAGTTTGTCAATAAACGCTTTCTGAAATTGAGTTGATCTATCATAGAATGGATCAAGCCCAAATTCAGGCGGCATTGTATCGATGAAGCCTATGATTCCTTCACCAATTGGATTATTCTTCTTCAGATAAACCCATTTGATTTTCTCACCTTCTGGAATCAATCTGTATTTATTATGTAGCTGCATTTCCCTAAGTTTATGATTGAAAATCAGGCAAGCCTTAACATGCGCCGGTGCACCTTTACCATATATCGTATGCTTATCGGCATATTCATTTACATTCTTAACACCCGATGGAAATGCAATTTCCTCGACAGGCAATGTGGCAAATTCTTTCCTGAATTTCTTGCTGAAATCATGCAACTCAGATTCCTTGCCATTCATTATAATTTCGATAGCCTGTTTCATTGCATCTCTACAAGATGAAGGTGTGTTTGACTTGATAACTTCCAAACCAGAAATAGCAATCTTAGGTTTTGCGTACTGGACACCTTCTTTGTTGTAGATATTCAGAATGTATCTCTTTGGTGCTGTCCAGATTCCCTTGTCGCAAAGAGACTCGCGCTTCATGCTCATCTTCTGTTCATATGCGTTTACATACAATGCAAGGTCCTTACAAATCTTAACGATCTGAGGATGAAGTCGATCTTCACAGAACTTGTTCATCATTTCAATGATTTTTTCTTTGGGTGGTAGTTCTTTGCCCTGGTAGACAAGTTCAACCAGTCTCTTGTGATTTAGATAGACTGAATCAGTATCAGAGGCAATAACATAATCAATACCCTCTGTCTTGAGAGTTACATTTAGATATTCATTCAGGTGATTTGCAATCCAACGGATAGACAACTGTCCTGCCATTGTGATTCCCTCAGCCTGTCTCACATCAAACCAACGACAGTATTCGTTACCCAACGCTCCATATGCTGAATTCAAGCAAACTTTTTTAACGTTCTGCATGATATCATAACGGCCAGCTTCACGTAGAAGTTCTTGCTTCTTCTTATCATCTTTCTCTACTTCTGCAAGTTTCTTTGTCTCCAACATATGTTTCTTGAACTTGACGCGATCCTTATACATTGTATCCATCAATTCAGTTAGGAAGCCTTGCTTACTAACTCTGAAGAATTGACCATTTGGAGTCAACGTAACTTTTTGTTTGCCCATGAAACTTAAGTCTAGCTTCTTATCTAGCAACTTGTCTACATTGACACCTTCTGCAAGCAATTTTCTCATCTCAAGTGTATATTGTTCTGGTTCAACAATAGTATCCGGTGAGATGTTGTATTGCATGATCAAGTGCGGATACAAACTGTCCAAGTCCCAAGATGAAATCCATTCATACAGACCCGGGATCGGTGCTTTTACATATGCACCTTCGTATGCATATTTCTTGTCCTGTACCTTCTTCGGATGGATTACTATCTTCTTCTTCAGCAAATGCCTATGAATGATCTGATCCCACATCGTAACTTGAGCAAACACGTCTTCATAGTTAGTGTGCGAATCATATGCGAGCATCAAGGCTAGAAACAGCAATTTCTTCTTGTCGTCAATACTCTGCACCAACCAAACGTCACGAATGTTATATTCAATGAACTTCTGGTGATTCTGTTCATACAGATTTGGTAGATTTGCATATTCCTCGTAGGAAAGCTTTCGTTCACCTAGTTCTACGAAACCAATATAATCAAGCTTCCACGATTCAGATTGCTTTGTTGCAAACTTCCAGTACAATTCTAGATAATCCAGAACTGGTGTTCCAATGATGTTATATCCTTGGTATGGGCGATCCATGAAGTAGCCAGATTCATCCTTGACCATCTGCCAGACTGATAATCGCTTGATTGCATTTTCACCAAGTAATTTTCTGGTTCTATTCACGATGTATGGCACATCGAATGTCTTCACGTTCCAGCCAGTAATCAGATGTGGTTGAAGTTCTTTCTGCCAATAGTCCAGAAAGCCAATCAGCAATTCAGACTCAGATGCATATTGACGATATTCAACATCAAGCTTGATCTTTTCGCCCTTTGCAGTTTCAATGAATGCTGCATCTACATTATACTCTTTCAAACCGAAGACGGTGTATTTACCATTCTTTGATGCGCGGCAAGTAATAGACGTGATTGGAAAATCAGCCTTCTGTGGATCGGGGAAGCCTTGTTTTGAGATGACCTCAATATCTATATTTGCAATCTGCACATGATCAATATCCCAATCGATTTCATCTTCGGGGAAAGCTTCGGCTAGGTAATTGTATTCTAGTCTTGTGTTTCCATAAACACCAAAACCCGCGACACCCTCATGGGCGCGCAGGAATTCGCGTGTCTCTCTTATGTCGCCTAGGATAGTAGGCTTGACAGGCAAACCATTTATAGTCTGCCATTCAGACGTTTGGTTTTTGCATGGCAAAAACAAAGTGGGTTGCCATGGAACACGAAGTTTGACTTCCTGCCCATTTGACAACCCACGATAATAAATGCTATTGCCGATTACCTGAACGTCAGTATAGAATTCTTTCTGTTTTTTCATCCAATCATTTTAACGTGTAATTAAGCCCGTGTCAGGCAATGTAATAGACGAGAAATTAGCAGCATACTTGTTTACTAGTCCAGCATCTACTTCTACCACAGAAATGATTGAACCAGTTCTGATGGTGATAGAATCGCCTTTCTTGTAGATCAACCATGGAATCAAACCAATGTTGATTTTACCTTTGTCTTCTGCTCTCATTACCAGCAAACATGGATTTCTAAGAACGATATCGCCGCTCATGTCAAGTTCTGGCTTCTTCTCAAGTGCATATGCAGCACTTTCGGTCAGAAAACTTTTCTTTTCAGATGCAACAACTTCACCAATGACTTCTTCGCCCGTTAGAAGTCTAATAACTCTAACATTATCCCTGTTAACGCTCATATTATTGCTGTGCCTCCGCTTTATTGATAGACTTTAAAATCCCCAAAACAACATAGGGGTCCACGACTTCAACAGTTACCCAACGATACGGAATTGGAATCTTCCTGTCGCGCAACTGGTCCAACTGTTCTTTTTCTAATGTTGGGTCCTGCATCAGCTTGATCATTTCCCAACGCCCATCAAACTCACGTTCCATACAGTCCACTTTCGAACCAGTGGCTTTAGGACCAAAATAACGCTTTGCAACTGCAACAGTGTCAATGCTTCCGTTCTCGTTAATCATTTAAAATATATCCTCATTAGTTTCGTAAAGCCATCTTGATCGAGATAAAAAGTTCTATCCGTTACTTCACCACCATCTTCTCTTTTTAAGGCATAGGAATCTAAAAAGTTCTGGTCCGGCATCATAATCCCATCATTTCGCGCAACCAGGGTTTCCTTTAATTTATCTTTTAGATCACCAAAACCCGTCTTGTTGCCAAGTTCAGACAACCGCAATTTTATATAAAACGCTTTTCTTTTGGTATCATAGTCAAGAGATTCTGGATAATATTTACCGTAACTCATTTAAAAAACACCTTAAAACGATTTATTGTGTATCCGTCTGGGCCCAACATAAACTCATCGCCACTAAGAACAAAATTTCCATCTTCCTTGCAGAGAAATGTACCTTCACCCAACCTGAAGATATTATGTTTTTTTAACATCAATGGCAGGCCTCTATAAACTTTGCTACACAATTCATCTTTGAGCGCCTTTTCCCAAATTCCACTAGGGGAAGAAAAACCATGTTGACTCAATCTGACTATTATTGCATATACTGGTTGACCTCCATCAGATTCAAAGAATTCAAATTGACAAGTTTCTGGATAGTATTTGCCTAAATG